CGGGCAGCGCGAAGTCGGCCGCATGGGCCTGGCGAAGCTCGACTGGGTGAGCCAACAGCAGCAAGCGAACGCGCTCGCGCTCATGAAGGCGCTTAATTTCATGTACTTCTACGGGGTGGCGAACCTCGAGAACTACGGGCTCTTGAATGACCCGGCGCTGCCTCCTGCGCTCACGCCGCTGTACTCGTGGCTGACGAACTCGAGCGCCACGGCCAACACGATCTACCAAGATATCGTGCGCCTGTTTATCCAATTGCAGGTGCAGTCGGGCGGTGTGGTGCAGACCGACTCCCCGATGGTGCTCGCGCTCTCCCCGACGAACTCCGTCGCGCTCAAGGAGGTGACGCTCTACAACACCAACTCGGTGCTCGAGTTGCTGAAGCAAAACTTCCCCAACATCCGCATCGAGACCGCGGTGCAGTACGGGCCGCCCTACTCCGCCGCCGGGCAGCTGGTGCAATTGATTTGCGAGAGCCTCGAAGGCCAGCGCACCCTCGAGGCCTCCTTCTCGTCGAAGCTCATGGCGCACAACATGGTGGTGGACACCTCGTCCTGGCGCCAGAAGCGCTCATCGGGCGGCTTTGGGACCATGATCTACCGGCCGTTCCTCATCGCCTCAATGGTCGGGTGAACCTGGCCGCAGGAGAATCTCCGCATGGGTAAGCACCGACATATCGGCAACCGCTCGGGCAACACGGACATGTACGGCAACGCCGCGCCGGGCACGCCGATCACCCCGCAGCCCTCGAAGTTCACGCCCGAGCAAACGACCGAAATGGAAGCCACCGCGAAGGCTGCGGGCGAAGTTCCCGATCCGGCGCCCAAGCCGAAGGCAGAAGTCAAAGCCGACGCCGCCGAGGCCGACGCCGAGACCAACGGCGCGCCAGCCCCCACCACGCGCGGCCGCAGCGGCTTTAGAGGCGGGTAACTTCAGGACGTAAGGAGATGCTCGCCGGTGCGCCCAGGGCTCAATCCGGGGAGGCTGCAAGGAGCCGGCACCCCGTTTGAATGGCCGCAAGCCATAGGCTACGGCCGGCAGCCCTTCGCGTGTTACCCCGCCGGCAAGGGCGGCATCGCGGCCGGACCGTCCGGCGTCGTGTTGGGAATCTTCGGATGGGTGGACCCCGTCCTCCTCGAAGTCTCGAATGTGCAGAGCGAGGGCTTCGCGCTCGGCTTCGTGCTCCCCGTGTTCAACCTGTGGAACTTCCAGCGGGTGTTCGCGCAATGGGGCCCGCTGTCCGGCCCCGAGCTCGTGCTGCGCCAGGGCCTCGGGTGCGTCGTCGCAGTCGCCGGTGACTTCTTCACGCGCTTTCCGCTCGGCGGCCAGGCGGGCAACCGCGTGTGGACTGACCCTGCGACGGGGCTGCCGTATGACGCCGACCTCGGCGGCTTTGTGGCAACGCCGTGGACGCTCATGCAGACTGGCGTCGGCTGCGGGGCCCGGCTTCGCATCTCGAGCTTCGTGCAGCCCCTCAACTAACACCGGAGAGAGTCATGGCGGAAAACTTCGTGCTCATCGGCTGCAAGATCCCGAACGGGATCATTCTTGAGCTCATCACCGAGCCGTCCAAGGACGTCAAAGAGCAAACCCTGCAGCCGCGCCCCACCGGGCCGCGTGTCACGCTCAAGGGCTCCAACACGCTGCGCACGGATCGGCGCATGGCCCAGGCGCAGCACCTCTACGCCACCACCCGCGTCGAGGCGGCCTTCTGGAATGCGTGGTACGCGCGGAACAGGGACATGGACTTCGTGAAGAACGGCCTCGTGTTCGTCGCGAAGAATGAGAGCGAACTCAAGGGCATATCCAAGGAGCGCCAGGGCGTCGCGACGGGGCTCGAGCCGTTGAACCCGGACCTCTCGAAGGAGTCACGGATCCCCAAGGGCGCGCAGCCGTCCACGCGCGTTGAGACTGACCCCGGCACACTGGCGATCGCGCGGCAAAACGAACAGTCCGCCGCCGAAGCCGCCGCGGCTGCCGCCGGCATCTAGCGCGAGGTCCCGCGCGTGACCGTCGTCGCCTGCGCATCCGTCCCGGTCACGCCGGGCATCGTCGTATTCGACGCCACGGAGTTCCTGGCGTCCTACCCGGCCTTCTCGCTGGTGCCGACCGCTGCGCTGCAAGTCAACTTCGGCCTGGCCTGCCTGCAACTGCAAAACACCTGTTGCTCCGTGGTGCAGGACGCGCCCACGCGGCAGGGGTTGCTCTACCTCCTCACGGCTCACATTACGGCGCTCTTGAACGGGGTGAACGGTGAGATGCCCCAGGGCGTCGTGGGGCGCGTGTCGGGGGCTACCGAAGGAGCGGTGAGCGTGCAGACGGACTTCGTGACCAAGGACGAGGCGGCGGCCTTCTACGCGCAGACGCAATGGGGCGCGCTGTACTGGAAGAGCACCGCGCAGTTCCGGGCGGCGAAGTACTACCCGGCGGCAAATGCCGCCAGCCACTTCAGCGCGTGGGACGCATGGCCGCAGTAAATCTCAAGGTGAAGGGCGGCGCGCAGATGAAGGCGTATCTCGCTGCTATGGAGGAAGCGATCGACAGCGCGAGCGGCGTGCGCGTCGGCTTCCTCGAGAACGCCACGTACCCGGCGCAGAAGGGGCAGGGCGTGCTCTACGTGGCGACGGTGGCGTTCTGGAATGAGTTCGGCACGAGCATCGCGCGGGCCCGCCCGTTCTTCCGGCAGATGATTGCGCGCGAGCTCGGAGCGTGGGGCGAGGACCTCGGCAAGTACCTGAAGGCCGCGCAGTTCAACAGCGCCCGCGCGTTCGCGGTAATGGGCGACACGATTAAGGACGCGCTCACCTACGCGATCGCCTCCTGGCCGGCGGACAACGCGCCGTCGACCATCGCCCGCAAGGGCTTCGATAAGGGGCTCGTCGACAAAGGCACCATGCAGAGCGCAACAGACTTCGAGGTGTTAGGGTGAAAAACATTACGTGGCGCGTCGGTTTGCTGGCGTGCCTTATCGTCCTCATTCCGCTCGCGCTCGTGGCGCAGAACCCGCCACAGGTCAGCGGCGGCACCGTCACCGGTACGCTGCACGGCTCCTTGAACGGCGGCGTGCTCACGATCACGAGCCCCGGCGCGCCCGGCACGACGCCGGTACTGGCCGGCGCAAACCTGGCGAACCCGGTACTTGCCGGCACCACCGGCTCAATTGGCGGGGGCTCTCTCGCTGCGGGGGCGTGTGCCACCGGCACCGCCACGATTGCGGGCGCTGCCGTCACCATGGTGCCCGTCGCAGCGGCTTCGACCTCCGGTTATCCTGGGGCAGGCTTCGCCGTCCTTGCCCAGGTGACGGCAGCGAACACCGTCACGGTGAGCGTGTGCGCGCTGGTGAGCGGGACACCGACCGCGAGTACCTACCTTGTGCGGGTCATCACCTGATGAGTCTCAACCTTCACGGCACGGTGCGCGGCGCGATCCGCACGGTGAACCAAGATATCCCGGCCGCGTACCTCGGCTCGACCGGCTACACGGTGGACAGCGGCGGCCGGCAGATTCCGTCCTACGCCGAGTCGGTGCCGGTGCTGATACAGGTGCAGCCGCCGTGGGGTCGGGACTTGCGCCATATCGACTACCTCAACATTCAAGGCACCATCCGCACGGTGTTCCTGTACTCGGACCCGAAGGCGATCGTGCGCGTGAACGCGCAGGGCGGGGACCGCTTGCAGTTTCCGCAGTTCGTCGGCCAGCCCGTCGATGACTGGCTGATTGTGTACGTGGCCGAGACATGGAACGTGGGGCAGAACGCGCTCAACACCTTCACAGGGGTCGCGAACCTCACCGGCAACACCCTCGACGTGACAGCGGTGAATCTCGGCTTTTTGAATCTCGGCGACGTGATCGCGGACGAAGCCGGCGCGCTGCCGATCAACACCGAGATCAGCGCGCTCGGCACCGGCACCGGGGGCGTCGGCACCTACACGCTGTCCAATCCTGCCGCCACCAATCAGACCGCCGACACCGTGCTCGTCACCGACACGCGCGGCCGAAGCGGCTGGACGAAGCTCTACGTGACGCTTCAGACGGACCGCCCCTCATGAACGGCAAGCGCGCCAGGGCATTACGTCGCGCAGCTCGCGAGGCGATGCCGCTCAAGTACACGCACTACGGCGAGCGGCGCCAGGAGCACCCCGGCGCTAAGAAGGTCGCCGTGATCCGCGCGCTTAACCCGCAGTGCGCGCGCCACCGCTACCGGCAACTCAAGGCCTCGACGTGAGCGCCTTCCCCGTCGCCCCGAGCTTGCAGCAAGCGTACGCCGCGCTGGTGCCGTTCATCATGCTCGTGACCGGACTGCCGGCCACCCAAGTGGTGCAGGGCACGATCAACCGCGCGGCGATGCCCGAGAATGGCTTCGTCAACGTGCAGGCGCTGTTTCGCAAGCGGCTGCGCACCAACGTGCACTACCTCGTGGACCCCTCCGACGGGGGCACGCAGGACCTCGAAGAAGGCGTCGAACTCGTCGTGCAGATCGACTGCTACAGCCCGGCCGGCGCCTACACCATCGGCGGTGAGGACTGGGCGACGCTGCTGTCGACGACGCTGCGCGATGAGTACGGGTGCGCCGCGCTCGCCCCCACGCTCTCGCCGCTGTACGCCGATGAGGCGCGCATGATTCCGCTCACCGACGGCGAGGACCAATACGAGGAGCGCTGGTCACTCGACGCGCACTTCCAGTACAACCCGGTGACCACGATCCCGCAGCAGTTCGCCGACGTGCTCGGCCTCACCATGATCGACGTGCCAGTTCCCGGCCCGCCTTAAGGACACCGCATGCAACCCTCAATCCCGGCCGCAACTTTCGTCAACGTCATCCCGAGCGTGCTCGCTGCGGGTGCCGCCAATCTGGCAATGAACTCGGTCATCCTGACCGATGACCCGTCGATCCCGGTCGGCACCCTGGCGCAGTTCGGCAACGCGGCGTCGGTGGGCGCATGGTTCGGCCTCGACTCGCTCGAATACCAGCTCGCGGGCATCTACTTCGCCGGGTACAACGGGGCGACCTCGCTCCCCTCGGTGCTGTACTTCGCGCAATACAACACCGCCCCTGTCGCGGCCTACCTGCGCGGGGCACCGCTCACCGGCGTGACGCTCGCGGAACTCGGCGCCCTGGCCGGCACGATCACCGTGGTGATCGACGGAGTGAGCCACGTCTCGGCCGCGATCAACCTCACCGGCGTCGGGAGCTTCTCCGCCGCCGCGGCGCTCATTCAGACGGGACTTCAGGGCGGCACGCCTTCGACGACCGCGACCGTCACCTATGACGCGCAGCTAAACGCCTTCGTCATCACCTCCAGCACCACCGGCGGCAGCAGCACGCTTGCCTTCCCGACGACCGACGCCTTTACCACCGGGCTCCTCCTCACCTCCGCCACCGGCGCGCAGCTGTCACAGGGCGCAGCCGCCGCAGTGCCCGGCGCGCTAATGACGACGCTGACCAATCAGTCGCAGGACTGGGCGACCTTCTTCAGCGTGCTCGACCCGGACGCGGGCGCTGCCGGTGGGCCGATCAAGGTCGAGTTCTCGACGTGGGTGTCGCAAAACCCCGGCTACGCCTACATCGCCTACGACTCCGACCCAACCCCTTCCGAGGAACTCAACGACTCGGCCTGCTACGCCGCCCAGGTCGAAGCGCTCAACGGCACGATACCGATTTGGAGTCCGGCCCAGGGCGCGCAGGAGGCCGCCTTCATCGCCGGCTTTATTGCGAGCATCAACTGGGATCAACCTGGCGGGCGCACGACTGCCGCGTATCGCTCGAGCCCGAGCGTCACGCCGGACGTGACGAACCTGACGACGTACCTGAATCTGAAAGGCAACGGCTACAACTGCTACGCGGCGGTTGCCACTCGCACCGCGACGTTCAACTGGTTCCAACCGGGGCAGATGACCGGCACGTGGGAGTGGATCGACCCGTACATCAATCAGATTTATTGGAACGCGCGCTTCCAGAATGACTTCGCCGAGCTCCTCTCGCAGGTGCCCGACGTGCCGTACACGCCCGCCGGATACAACATGATCCGCGAGGCCCTCTCGGGCGACATTCAGGCGATGGGCGCCTTCGGTGCCTGGGTGCCAGGTGTGGTGCTGTCGGGCGCGCAGCAAGTGGCGGTGAACACGGCCGCCGGCCTTACTATCGCGCCGATACTTTCCTCGCAGGGCTGGTACCTTCAGGTGACCGACCCTGGCCCCTCGGCGCGCGGTGCGCGCACTTCGCCGAACGTCACCTTCTGGTACACCGACGGCGGCGCGGTACAGCAGATCGTCATGGCCTCAATCGACATCGAGTAACGCAACATGCCAAAAACCATCACCAGCGCGAACGCGGCGCTCACCATGTCGGTGCCGGGCATCTTCCCGGTGCCGATCCCTATCGAGGGCTTCGCCACCGATGACGCCTTCGACACCGAGAACGTCGCGCCGTGCGAAGCGCTCATGGGTGTCGACGGCAACTTGTCCGGCGGCTACACGCCGTACCCGGTGAAGCAAAAGTTCGTCCTGCAGGCCGACTCGCCGTCGAGCATCTTTTTCGATCAATGGCGGCAGGCCATGGACGCGGTGAAGGAGGCGTACCCGGCGAACTTCACCCTCGTCATGCCGAGCGTCGGCAAGGTCGCCACCTTCTTGAAGGGATTCCTCACCGGGGACATGCCGGCGCCGGCGGGGAAAAAGGTTCTACAGCCGCAAACTTACGAGATAACATTCGAGTCGGTATCGGTAGCGCCGGTGTGAACCGACGACGGACGACATGAATGAGACACACGAAAACGATAACGATAGAGGAGGAAGGCCGCGACAAGGGCAAGACGTTCATCTTGACGGAAATGCCCGCGACGCTCGGCGAGAAATGGGCGATGCAGCTCATGCACTTGATTACGCACAACGCAGAAGCCGTCGCGGTGAATCCGCAGGCTTTGAACGGCGGGGGCGGCATGGGCGCGCTCGCTTTGATGCTTGCCGAGGCTCAAGGAGTCGGGAACAGCAACGATGCCATGACGCCCGAACAGGTGGCGCTCGGGCTTGCCATGGCGCGCGCGCTCACCGATCCGTCACTGGATGCGTGGTGGGATTGCGTGCGCTACCAACACGCGCCGAACCATCCGCCGCAGCCGATCAACCAAGGCGCGGCCTGTCAGATCGAAGAGATAAAGACCATCGCGTTCCTGCGCTTCGAGGTGCTCAACCTGCACACGGATTTTTTTTCTCGCGAAAAAGCATCGACTACGGCGTCATCTTCTCCGGGGACGCCGACGGGCTCTACACCTACGCGAATGTCCCGGCCGCGGTCGGGGCAGTAGTCTCCGCGCAGCTCGCCAGCTATTCCGACCTCGACTCCGTGCTCGGCACGGAGGATCTCTACGACTTGCTCGAGATTGTGATGGTTGACGCCTACAACCGCCGCAAGCTCGAGGAGAAAGCCCGTGGCCGGTAGCGTGATCGACAGTTTGGTTGTCACCCTCGGGCTTGACTCGAAGGGCTTCGCCGAAGGCGTCAAGGGCAGCACCGAGCAACTCGCCAGCTTCACCCGGCGCCTCGCGGGGATGTTCCTGGCCGTGCGCGGGCTCGAGGACGTCGTCGGGTACTTCAAGGACTTGCACGCGCAGCTGGCCGAGATCGGCTTCACCTCGCGCAACCTCGGGGTGGCCGGCACCGAGCTCAAGCGCTTAGGCGAGGTGTCCGAACTCTTCGGCGGGCAGATGCAGGACGCGGCCGACTCCGTGCAGGGCTTGCAGAGCGCGGTCTTCAGCCTGCGCTACCGCGGCCAGATCTCCGAGTCGCTCATGATGCTTCAGCGCTTCGGGGTCGCGTACCTCGACGCCGCAGGCCACGCACGCAACTTCCGCGACGTCGCGCGTGATGCCGCGAAGGTGATCGACAAGCAACGCGCACAGGGCGCAACTCAAGGGGAGGCCACGCAACTGGCGCAGGCGATGGGCTTCACCGGCGGCATTGCCTCCGCCGTCGCCCAGGGCAGCGCCGGCTTTGAGAAGGCCTTCGGCCAGGCCACCCAGGATCAAAAGGCGCTCACCGATAAAACCATCGCCGGGCAGGTGCAACTCGACCGCGATATCACCCGCCTACAGGAGACCACCGCCGCGCAGTCCTCGGTGATCCTCGACCGCATGAAGCCGATCCTCGAGGCGGCAGTGCAGTGGTTGCGGCAGCTCGCCGTTGACCTCCTGCCGAAGATCGTGCACGCGATAGATGCGGTGATCGCCTTCTTCAAGAACCCGCCCGCCTGGGTCAAGTCTCTCGAAGGCTTGGTCGTCGATCTGGCGCACGCGCTCGGGCCCATTGGCACGCTCGTCGCGGCGATCCTGGGATTGAGCGCACTGCTAGGGGTGGGAGGCGCGCTGGTGGGCACGCTCACCTCCCTGCCGGTGCTACTGGGCGCGGGGCTTGGCGCCTGGGTTGCCACGCTCAAGAGCGGCACCGAAGGGCACGAGGGCTGGCTCGACCAACTTAGCGAGTTGGTGCTCGACAAGTTCGGCCCAGGCTCGGACTACGGCAAAAAGCCGGCCACCGGCGTGCCGGGCCGTCCGCCCCTGGCGCCGCCCACCCCGACCGCTCCGCGCCCGGCCTCCGCTGCCGAGCAAAGCGCCGCAGCCGGCATGCCGACCGCCATGAACACCCGAGGCGGCACGCAGGTGCATATTGACGAGATCACCGTCAACACCCGCGCGACGGATGCGAACGGCATCGCGGGCAGCATCGGCGGGGCGCTGCAGCGCAAGCTCCTGGTGGCGAACGCCGACCCCGGCTTGAGTTAAGCCCCGATGCCCTTCCCCGGCATACCTCCCCTGCCGCCCTCGGTCGCGGTGCCGCCGTTGATCCTACTGGCCTCCGAGGCTATCTCCTCGCTCCTGTGGCGCGCCTCGCTCGTGCCGCCGGCGTGGGGCGTGTTCGATCAAAACGGGGATCAGGTGCTCTTCCCCGATTCCGTGCTCGAGTTCACCAAGCGCCAGCAGTACGACCTCGCGCGCTACCCGGTGCAGGACGGCAGCTTCGCCAGTTATAACAAGGTGATCGAACCCTTCGAGATTACGCTGCGCCTGTCGAAGGGCGGCACGCTCTCGGATCGGGTGAACTTCCTGGCGAGCATTGACGCGCTCGTCGCCTCGATTGCGCTGTACACCGTGGTGACGGCTGAAGCGACGTACCCGAGCGTGAACTTCGACCGCTCCGAGGTCACGCGCCGGGGAGCCAAGGGCGCGTACTTCCTCACCGAGGTCGACGTCTACTGCCAGCAGATCATCCAGACGCAGGCGCAATACACCACCACCGGCGTGCAACTGCCGAACGCGCAAAGCCCGGCCGCGAAACCGACGAGCAACGTCGGCAACGTGCAGCCGCAGCTGCCGAGCTCACAGGTAGCACAGGACGGGCAGACCGCGCTCGCGGCGACCTCCCCGGCGTTCTACTGATGCAGACCTTGCCCCTGGCAGCCGTGCCGTCACAGAATTTCGGCGCCGCGCTCGACGGCCAGGCCGTGTCGGTGAACCTGTACCAGCTCGGCGTGGGCGCAGCGGCCGCGCTCTACATGGACCTGACGGCGAACGGGGAGGTGATCTTCAGCGCCCGCACCTGCCGCGGCTACGCGGCGCTGCCCGGTAACGCGGCGCCGTTCATGCTCTCGGGGGCGCACTACCTGGGCTTCGAGGGGGACTTCCTGTTTCTTGACACGCAGGCGAGCCCGACGGTGCCGGTCGCGGATCCGCAGTTCGCAGGCCTCGGTACCCGCTGGCAATTGCTCTACCTCTCACAGGCCGACCTGCAAGGGGCCGGACTGGTGGGCGGATGAGTAGTTTCGTCACCCGCGCGCTGCGTGCCTCGCTCATCCTGCCGCAGGGCACCTTCCCCGGTACGAACTCCAACACGCTCGTGCTCCCGCAGCCGGGCACGCCGATTGGCTTTCGCATGTCCGCCAAGCTTGCCGGCGCGGGCAATTACACCAACACCTGCGACCTTCAGGTGTGGGGAATGCGCCAGGTGGACATGAACGCCGTGACCGTGCTCTTCGGCTACGCCGGCAACGTGCAAACGATCAACGCGGCCGCGCTCCTCATCCTCGAGGCGCAAGCCGAGGGGGGCGGTTTCCTGCAAATCTTCGAGGGGCAAATGTACGAGGCGCAGCCCGACTATCGCGGCGTGCCGGACGTGTGCCTCTCGGTGAACGCGAACACCGCGCAGGGCCGGCAGTATCTCGCCGCGCCGCCCTCGAGCTTCGCCGGCGCCGTCAACGTCGTGACGCTCGCCGCGCAGCTGGCCGGGCAGATGGGCTTCCCGTTTGAAAACAACGGCGTGACGGGCACGCTCAACACGCCGTACTTTCCCGGCACGCTCATGGATCAATTCCGCCAGCTCGCCGAGGCCGCCCGCTTCGACTACTACTTCGACCCGAAAAGCACGCTCATCATTTGCCCGAGGAATCAACCGCGCAAGAATCAAAGCGCGGTCGTGCTTTCCCCGACCTCGGGGCTGTCCGCCTACGTGACGCTCAACCGGTTCGGGATAGAGTTCGACGCACTCTTCCAGCCGGCCTTCGAGCTGGGCAGCCCGATTGAGATTAGGAACTCCGAGACGCCGGGAGCCAACGGCCTGTGGTTCGTTTATAACTTCACGCACGAGCTCGACGCGGTGAAACCTGGCGGGCGTTGGTTCTCGCACCTTCAGTGCATGAGAAGCCCGACGGTGATCTCATGAGCGCGGGCCCTTCAGCCCTGGCAACCCCGCTCACCGCGCCGACCTCGGCCGCCACGCACACCCAGGCGTTGCAATTCATGATCGCGCAGGCGCTCGCGCGGATGCAGACCACGCTCGTGGTTGAAGTGCAGGCGGTGCACGGCGGAGGGCTAGGGCCGGTGGGGACCGTGGACGTGCTCCCGCTGGTGGATCAAATCGACGGGGCGGGCAATGCGGTGCCGCACGTCACCATCTTCGGGCGCCCTTACGTGCGCTGGCAGGGCGGGGCGAACGCGGTGATTTTGGACCCGGCAGAGGGGGACCTCGGGGTGTGCTGTTTCGCCTCGCGCGACATTTCCGCCGTGATCGCAAGCAAGGCGCACGGGCCGCCGCCCTCGAATCGCAAGTACAACTTCGCCGACGGCCTCTACATGGGCGGCACCTTGAACGGCACGCCCACGAGTTACCTCCAGTGGGAGGAGGACGGGACGATCAACTGCACGAGCCCGGTGGCGGTGAACGTGAACGCCCCCACCATCACGCTCACCGGGGGCGGGACGGTGCTTAAAATCTCCGCCGCCGGGATTGAGCTCGACGGCATCTTGTGGGAGACGCACTACCATCCGGGCGTGCAATCTGGCGGCAGCAACACAGGGCCCCCAGAATGAGTGCGCCGTTCTCAACCCTCTACCTCGACGTCGCGGCGTGGGACCTCGTAGCGGACGCCTCGGGCAATATCGCCATGGCCGCCCCGCCCTACGCCATCGTGCAGGACGTGGCGAGCGCGTGCCGTACCTTCTACGACGAGGTGTACTACGACGACACCTTGGGCGTGCAGTACTTGGGCGCGAATCCTCCGACGAATGAAGCCGGCGCGATCCTGGGCGGCACGCCGCCGCTCAACGTCATGCAAGGCAGGATCGCAGCCGCCGCGCTCACCGTGCCGACCGTGGCGACGGCGGTGTGCGTTGTTTCCTCCTTTATCAATCGCGTGGCGTCCGGTCAGGTGCAGTTCCAAACCGATGACGGCACGACGCTCGAGGTGGCGATCTAATGGGCACAACGAACGTCCCGCAAATTCTGTGGACCCCGACCGGGCTCGTAGTGCCGACCGAAGCGGCCGTGCTCGCTGGCGTGCAGGCGGACTTCAACGCCGCCTTCGGTGGCAACTTGAACCCCGCGCTCAACACCCCGCAGGGGCAACTCGCGACCTCAATCGCCGCGGCGATCTCCAACTGCTACGCGCTCTTCACCCTCTTCGTGAACGGGGTGAATCCCGACCTCAACTCGGGCTTCATGCAGGACGCCATCGCGCGCATTTACTTTTTGAATCGCAACCTCGGCACCGCGACCGTGGTGAGTTGCACGTGCCTGGGCCTTGCCGGCACCGTCATCCCCACCGGCAGCCCGACGCAGCCCCAGGCACAGGACGCGGCCGGCAATCAGTACTACTGCGTGTCGGGCGGCACGATCCCGAGCGGCGGCTCGATCACGCTCCCCTTCGCGAACGTCGTGCTCGGGCCCGTGCCGTGCCCGGCGACCACGCTCTCGACCATCTACCAAGCCGTGCCGGGGTGGGATTCGATCAGTAACCCCGCCGACGGCGTGCCCGGCAGTTACGTCGAGTCAAGCCAAGCGCTCGAGTACCGGCGCGAGCAATCGGTCGCGGCGAATGCGCACGGCTCGGCGGATGCGATCTATGGCGCGGTGATCGACCTCGAGGGCGTCACCGATGCGTATGTGTACGAGAACACCACGAACGCGGCGATCTATGTCGGCTCGACGCTTTACGAGCTCGTGCCGCACTCGGTCTACGTCGGGGTGATCGGCGGAGTGCCGCAGGATATCGCCAACGCGATTTGGACGAAGAAGGACCTCGGCTGCGATATGAACGGCAACACCACCGAGACCGTGGTGGATGAAAACTACGCCTTCCCGCAGCCCTCCTACTCGATCACCTTCAACGATTGCACGACTAACCCGGCGGCGTTCACGGTCACAGTCAACATCGTGAACTCCTCCGCGCTGCCCTCGAGCATCATCCCCGACGTGCAGGCGGCCGTCACCGCGCAGTTCAACGGCACGAACGCGAACGGGCAGCGCATCCGCATCGGCTCGCTTTTGCTTTCCTCGGATTTTGTCGGCCCGGTTGCCACCTGCGAAGGTCCGGGCGTGCCGGTGCAGGTGCTCTCGATCTACCTGGGCACCGCCTTTGCCGGGCTCGGCACCGTCGTCAGCGGCAGCAAGGTACTCACGATCACCACGCACACCAGCGGCGCGCTTACCCCTGGCACGCCGATCACGGATGCGGACAGCTACATCCCGACCGGCACTTACATTGTCGAGCAACTCACCGGCACGCCGGGCCAGATCGGCACCTACACGATGAGCAACGCCGCAGCCAACACGCAGGCCACGCCCGAGGCAATCACCGGAACGGTGACCGGTAACTCCGCGCAGATCGGCATCGACCAAGCCCCGGTCCTCGACGCCGTAGTCGTGAATTTGATCTAACGCCATGAGCCTCGCATTCACCTATCAGACGCAGCTAGAACCGGGCGGCATCCCCGGCAACACGTTTGAGAGTATCGCCGTATCCCCGAGCGGCACGACGCTCGTCGCTAGTGTTGATACGGGCACCGGCGATTATTACTTTTTCCGCTCGACCGATGGCGGCAACACGTGGAACACGCCGGCCTCGTCGGGCATCTTTTCCGCAGGCTACATTTCGCTGCTGTGGGTCAGCGGGACGACATGGATCTGCACCGCTTATCCGGGGCTTGGCGTTTGGTACTCGACCGACGACGGCATCACATGGGCGCGCACGAGCACCGGCACGATCAGCGTGCAGTCATCTTCGGGCGCGACCGATGGAGCGGGAACCTCAATTTTCCTCGGCGTCACTAGCGCGATTCTAGAGTGGAACGTCGGCAACCCGAGCGGCACGTGGAATAACGGCGCGACCCCTAGCGGCTGGAATAACCCTGCGAACTACGGCTGCCTTATCTGGGACGGCACGCAGTTCGTCGCCCTCGCAACGGATTCGCCTAGCCTCAACTACACGCTATACACCGCGCCGAGCGGCTTCATCCAGAGCGCCGGGCCGGTGTGGACCGTAGCTGACACGGCGGCGACCAGCGCGTGCGGCACCGCCGTCGGCGATTACAGCAATCTGTGTTATCTGCCGGGCGTCGGTTACGCCGTCCCCTTTCACGGCAGCGCCGGCAGTCCGAGCGCCGGAATCCGTGTGTCGGCAACCCTCGCCGGATTGCTCACCGCCGCGATAGTCGATCCGCTCACCGTAACATCGAATGCATATGCCGGCGGCGTGTGGGCGCTGAACGACATATTTCTCACCGGCGTCAACGGCCTCGCCTTCGGTACGACCGTCAACATAGCCGATTCGACCGATGGCGTCTCGTGGGACATTGACGCGACGAACTTCCCGCAAAACGATGGCGGTCACGCGGAGACATTGGCACTCGCGGCTTACGATGCGACCAATAATTCTTACATCATCGTCGGCGGACTCGGCAGCGTCAGCACGTCCGCCGGCCTTGCCCCGCCGACCGTGCCGGCGATCACCGGCGAGACGGTGCCGATTGCGACGGTGCAGATACTCACCGACGGCTTCACGGTCGGCGTTATCAGCTACCAGTCGAATCCGACCATTCCGGCCGGCAACATCATCGCGCAGTCCCCGGCGCCGGGCAGCATTGCCACCCCTGGCACGGCGATCAACCTGGCGGTGTCCACAGGTCCCGCTCCGCCCTTCGCCGGGCCGAACATCGTGCCGCCGTTCGACATCGATGCCACGGTCATTTCGCAGTACGCGAACTCCCCGACGCTGATTGCGCTGGTGGAAAACTTCGGCCAGTACTTCGACCCGACGGCGAACCTCAACCAGTTCTACTACGACGTGTGGGATATCGACCATGCGTTCGGCTTCGGGCTGGATATTTGGGGCATCATCCTGGGCGTCTCGCGCATCGTGCCGATCCCCGGCACGCAGGATTACTTCGGCTTCGACAACTCCGACATGCCGCCCGACTGGGTGCCCTTCGGCAGCACCAGCAACCCGGCCGCCGGCGCACCGTTCTACGCCGGCGCCACGGATACCGGCAGCTACACGCTAAACGATGCCGCCTATCGCACGCTGCTGTTAACGAAGGCGCTCGCGAATATCTGCACCACCACCGCGCCGGCGTTGAATGCGCTCGTGTCGAATCTGTTCCCAGGCGACGGGGTGTGCTACACGGAGGACCTCGGCGGGATGCAGATGAAGTACGTCTTCGACTTCGTGCTCACTCCGATCCAGTTCGCCATCCTCGCTTACTCGGGCGTGCTCCCGCACCCGGCTGGCGTGTCCTTCAGCGTGCAACAGCCATAGGTAAACCAACATGCCCGCACCAACTCCTGTCACCATTCCCGCTGCGTTCGCCGTCGGCGCATCGGGCGGCAATATCAACTACCCGATACCGCAGACCCCGCCGGGGTCCCCTGCGAACCTGGCGAGCTGGAACAACGGCTTCCCCGCCGACACCATGGAACCGGTCGGCTCGGGCGGCCTGCCGCCCTTCGGCCAGGACTTCAACGGCATCTTGTACAGCATCACGCAGCACACGGTCGCGCTGCAGATGGGGCAGCCGTATGGCTTCAGCGCGGATCTTTCGGGAATCTTCGGCGGCTACGCGCTCGGCGCCGTGCTCGGCATGGCATCCGGTAACGGCTTGTGGCTCAACACCGTCAATGCCAACACGTCCGACCCGGACACGGTTGGACTCAAGAGCGGGTGGGTGCCCGGTATTTCGTATGGCGCCACCATCATCAACACCACCGGCGGCACGACGACGCTTTCGCTCGTGCAGAGCGCTGCGCCGATCTTGCGGATACAAGGCGCGCTCACCTCCAACGCGCTCATCATCGTCGATGCGGTCACGCAGCAATGGTTGATCTCCAACGAAACGACCGGCGCGCACACGGTCACGATCCAAACCGCTGACAGCGGGGCGAGCGCGGTCATTCCGCAATCCGGCGCTTCCGGGCCGACCGGCGTCTACTGTGCGGACCGCACGAACCTCTACATCGCCTACTCAATCGGCGCCGCTTACGCGCCGATCAATTCCCCGGTGTTCACCGGCTCGCCGGAAGCACCGACGCCGGCGCTCGGCAACTCAAGCGCGCTGCTTGCGACGACCGCCTTCGTCAACCGCGGTTCGGTCCTGGCGACGAACGGCTACCGGAAGAACCCCGACGGCTCGATCACGCAATGGGGCCGGGTGTCGTACACCGGCGGACCGTCGTCGGTGACAGTGGTGTTCCCGACCCCCTTCATAACGGCGTGCTACAACGTCGTGTGCAGTGTCTCGAAGAGCGGATATAACGCCGGGGCCGGCATCGGCACCACGGCCGGCGTCGTGCTCGACACGTCCGCACTCGTCGGTACGGCGATGACAATTCAATGGCGGGCGGAAGGCAAGTAGGTGATTGACGAGGTAAAACTGTGGCTGCGCCTGCGTTACTCAACGGCTGCGGCCGCGATCAAAGCGCTGCGCTATCACGGCATGGACATTCACGACGATGCACGCGAGGACGTGCGCGAAGGCGACAGCGTGCGAGGCGGCGAGGAGCGCGTGCACGCCGATCAGGTGCACGCAGCGGCCAAGGAACTCGAGGAGGCGCTCGAGCACGCGCAGACTAGCAAGCGCAACGATCCTGAACAGGAACACCCGCCCGATGACGACACAGCTTAGCCCGCACTTCACGCTCGAGGAGCTCACTTACTCGCAGGTGGCGGCCCGCCGAGGCCTCGACAACGCGCCCCACACCTCTGACCTCGCAAACCTGGCGCGCCTGTGCGAGACACTGCTCGAGCCCGCGCGGCTCATCCTGGGCGTGCCGGTGCATGTGGACAGCGGCTTTCGCTCGCCGGCGGTGAACGGTGCGGTCGGCGGGGCCCCTGGCAGTGCGCACCTTGTCGGCCGCGCGGCCGACCTCCTGCCGATCGGCATGTCGGTGCACGAGGCCTTCGACGCGCTGCGCTCGGATGCGCTGCCCTTCGATCAACTCATCTTCGAGTGTCAGGCGTGGATCCACATTGCCATCGCGGCCGACGGCCAGGAGCCGCGCCGCCAGGTCCTCATCGCCAGCGGCTACGCCGGGCACTGGACCTACCTGCCGGAAGGGGCGACGCCCTAACGTGGATGAGCAAGACAGCGCCACAACGATCATCGGGCTGCAAGCGCTCAAGCGCACCAAGCCGGCGTGGTTCTGGCTGCAGCGCAATTTCTCGCTGGCTTCGGTGCTCACCATTGCCGGCATGTGCATGGCGTTCGGCGGCTACATCGTTTCGCTTAAAACGCGCGTCGTGGTGCTCGAGCACGAAGTCGTCCATATCACGAGGATCGTCCCCGATAGCGCCATGCTCGGCGCCGTTACCGAGGAACTTAAGGACCACGAGAACCGCATCTCACGAGTCGAGCGCAATCAGGACACGATCGACTGGGACTATTTGCGCAACCAGCAGGCTGCCGAAGATGCCAAGCGGGCGCACCACAAGTAGGGAACTGTGACGGCACGCCGCGACCGCTATCGCCATGCGCCTACCCTCTCGCACAGTCACGAGAGAGAGGCCGCTCCCCTATGGATGAGTCAGTACCGAGTGCGATGCCCTGGTGGGAGTCGCGCATTGTCGTCGGCATCGTCATCGCCGTTGTTACGCACGTCATCGCCGCGCTGCACCTTGAAAAGTACGTCACCAGCGGGGAGGTCTCGGCCGTGGTGAATGACGGCCTGCAGATCGCCACGTTGATCGGAGCGGGCATCGCGATGCACGCGCGCGTGACGCAGAAGGCTGCGCCGCAGCTCACCGGTACGAAGTCCGCCGCCGCTTTCATCAACGCCCAGTAAAGGAGCGCCGCTCATGTCTGAGATCACTGCACTGCTGTCCTCAATGTGGGACGTCCTCGCCAAAGATGAGAAGGCAGTCGGGCTGCCGATCCTGGCGAACATCGTGAACACCGTCGCGCAGACCCCGACCAAGGCCGCCTTCCTGGGCGCCGCCACGTCCGGGCTTCTCGAGTTGTCGATCACCATGCCGGGCATTCTCGGCGATGAGATCGGCGACGTTGAGGCGTTCATTGCGAAAGCGACAACCGCAGCGCTCGCGGCTCCTTCTGCTGCGGCGGCGGCCCCGGCTGCACCGGCGACTCCTGCGGCACCGGCTGCGGCTGCTGCCGCGGCTCCCGCTGCCGCTCCTGCGGTTCGCGCTACTGCTGCGGCGCCGGCGCATCCGCCGGTCGGCCTCGGCGGTCGAGCGGTACGGTAGACGCCCGTGCCGATCGCAGCGCTCGCGGTGCTTATTCAGATGCTCGTCGGCCTGGGTACGGTCGGCGTGGACGTCATGAAAGTACGCGCGAGCTTCGAGAGTATTCACGCCACGGCCACCGCACAGAGTCGCACCGTGTTGACGGATGACGAGACGGCGCAGGTGCACACGACGCTCGCCGAGATGCACCCGGACTTCACCGGCGTGGACTTTTTGAAGGCATCCGCAACGGGCGGCACCGGGTGAAGAGTCCGTGGCCGGATGAGCGCGAGCACTTCAGGCTCGAGGGCTCGGCGGTCGCGGGGCTTTTGCTTGCCGCGGCGCTACTCGTGATCGGCTTTGTCGTCGGGAAGCTCTCGTGAAAGCGCGCGGGCATGTCGTGGTAGATGATTTTTTCACGTACCAGGGGCGCCGGGCCGAGCCGTCGCGGGCAGTGGGGAAGGCTCCTGCGATGCCACCGGCGCCCCTCGAGCCGTACCGGCCGCGTGCCGAGGATCGGATCTCGGTCGCCGAGCACCCCGCGAGCACGACGATTGTGCAGCAGATTCGCGGCGCGCTCCTGCGCCGACTGCGCGGGGAGTAGGATTAGCACCGCCCAAGGTTAGGAGCCAACTTATGCGCCGCCTCTTCGGTCTCATCGCGCTACTGTGCGTCGCGCACGGTGCCAGCGCTGCCAACACCTGTTTCGTTACCGAGTTCACCGCCGCCCCCCCGCCGATGTATCAGGCGGCGATGCAAAAGCCGCTCGCCGAACAGACGGTCGCTATCAGCGGCAGCTCGACGGCCTCGGCTGCCTTTCAACCGAACACGATCCTCGTGCGCATCACGTGCGATGCGTCCGCGTCGATAGAGTTCGGCACCGCGCCGACCGCCACCACAGGCACCATGCTTCTACCTTCGGGGGCGATTGAGTACTTCACGGTGCCAGGCGGCCAGGCCTTCAAGGTGGCCGTGATCGCCAACTCATGATCGCCGAGTGGCTCCTTGTCGTCGGCGGGATGTTCGGGTTCATGGGCGCCCCTGGCGTCACGAGCTCGGGCCCGCCGCCCGGTTCCTCTTACATCGTCACCCAAGGCGGCGCGAATCTCGTCACGCAGGGCGGCGCCAAGTTCATCACGGGGTAAGGCCATGAAGCGCATCCTCCTTCTTCTCGCGCTCCTCGGTTGCGCGGCATCCGCATTCGCGCAGACTTCGACTATCACCGCGCTACCGGCCGGCGGTGCGCTCACGGGCACCGAGCCGATCCCGATGGATCAGGTCGGCTGCGCGACGCCTGCCACTTGTAAGACAACCCCGGCGGCGATCAACACCTACATCGAAGCGCACATCGCGCTCACGTCCGCGCAGATTCTTTCGGCATTCACCGGCACGTGCAGCTCCGCGACGTTCTTGCGCGGTGACGGCGCGTGCGCTGCGCCGGGCGGCGGCGGCGGTTCGCCGGGCGGAGCGGACACGAATGTGCAGTACAACGCCTCGGGCGCGTTCCTCGGCGATGCCGACTTCGCGTGGACTTACGGGGCGACGAACAACTTTCTAACGCTGACGACGGTCCGAGCGCAGACGCTTCCGCTCTTGAGAGTGGCTTCACCCGGCGGACTCGGCGGCATCACGATGTTGTTCGACGACACGGCGGCCGGTGCGGGCGCACTGCGGCTCGCCGAACATAGCGGCATTTTCTACATCGGCGCATCGGACACCAACGGCAACGATGACGGCGACGGACTGGTAATCACGAACGGCGGCGGCTTCGTTCAAAACAGCACGCTAGAAGCACAAGCGAAGTCGCTCGGCATAAACAACACCGGCGCGGTGACGCTCAACGGTAGCACCGGCACGAGCGGGCAAGTTCTGACTTCTGGCGGCAGCGGCGCGGCAACGTGGAGCGCCGTCGCGCCGCCATCCGGCACGCCGGCTTTCATCGGTGCCGGCGGAGCGCCGTCGAGCCTTGGATCATGGTCGTCCACCACACTCGGCGTGCAGATGCTCGGCGCGCACATCGTCAACGCGATGCCGTCTTTCAAGTTCTCGCTAGATGCAAGCGTCGCCGGCCTTATAGTGAATGCGGCGGTGATGCGCCGCACGCTGCGCAACTCCGCGACCTACATCGACTCGACGCCGATCACGTGGGCCAGCTCCGGCACGCCGACGTTCGGCGCTGGCATTCAGGTGAGCGACACGATTGCCGTCGCCATCGACAACGCACACGACTACTACATCCTCATCTACTTCGACCCCACGACCGCCGGTAGCGCGGCCATGAATACGTGGAGCGATCCGCGCTCTGGCATTTGGGGGAACTACGCCAGCGGCAATGTCACCGCCGCCACGACGACTGCCGGCTTCACGTTCAGCAATTCGGCGATGGGCGTGTATTCCGTCACGAGCCCGTAGGGGTTCGCCGCCTTCAGGCGCTCCCGGCAGGGGACGGCCTCTCGGACAGGGTGACGGCGCGCCGCTCCTGCGGCTTCTGCGGGGCTTAAAAGAGGTCCTCGCTTGCCGAAAGGCTGCCCCGGCCCCGGATGAGTTCAAGCGTGCGCAGGCGCGAGAGGGCATTCGCGAACCCCCCACCCCTGGCCTCGTACCCCGCCTGGGCGGCGACCTCCTCCTTGGTGAGCGAGCCCGGATAGGCCGCCACGAGCGCCTCGAGCGCCGCCCGCTCGGCTTTGGACAGCTGCCCGACCCAGTGCCCGAGGAGTTCCCGCCCGCGCGGCAGCGGCTCGAAGGGCCCGAGTGCGTCGAGCCCTGGGGCGGTGATGGTGAGCCGGCCGGCGTCGCCTTCGAGGAAGCCCCGCGAGCGTAAGGCGCTCAAAGCATTGGCGAAACCGCCCCCGCCGTGGGCGTAGCGGGTGAGGACCGCCACCTGCACCTTCGTGCGCCCGTCCGGGTACTGCGCCAGGGCGGTAAGGATCAACCGCTCGGCCTTCGTGAGCTTCTCGCCGGCGCCATTACCCGAGTGCACCGCAGCAATGCGAGCCTCTCTAGTGACACCCTTGGCGACATTCGGCGCCACCGGCGCGGCGGGGAGCTGCAGGGGCGCCACCTTGAGCGTGCGGCGCAAGTCGAGCGCGGCCGCCACGGCGCTGCGCACCGCTGCCGCACCGGCCTCGACCCCGCGTTCGTAGCCGCGCGCCTCGGCTTCCTTCAAGGGCTTACGCAGGTCCGGCGCCGGTTCGTTGCCGCGCCGTTTCCCGAGTTCGCGCTGCAGCTCCGCGATCTGCGCGCGCAGGAGCTTCGGGTCGTTCGCCTCGGCCTCCTTGATCGCGGCGGTGAGCTTGCCGCTCACGTCCTCGAGGTCAACCTCGGCCCACCCCTTGAGCTTGCGCACGTCCGCCGCCTGGGGCTTGAAGGAGTCGTAGGTGGTGAACATCGGCCAGCGCATCCGCTCGGGCCCGAAGTTGATCTCGGGCGACCACACCCACGCCTCCTCGCGCGCCATGCCGGCCAGTTCCGTGAGCACCTGGCGGCCGGTGGCCGGGTCCGCGCACCCGTCGATCCAATCTTTGATCGCGTCGCGGTCGAGCTTGTGCACCACGCGGCACGCGATGAGGGTCTCGCAGGAGGTCACGAAGTCCTTGTGCACCTTCTGCGGCCGCTGGCTCGCGGCGATGAGTGTGATGCCCTTGCCCGAGCCTTCGCTCGCCAGCCGGTTCGCCCAGTGCAGCATCTTGCCCGAGTCGGGGTCCATGATCCGGCCCTGGGGGGCGAAGTTGTGCACCTCGTCAATGACGAGGAACCGCGCGCCGCGCGTCAATTTGAAGAAGTTCGACGCGAACTCAATGAAAAAGCGGGTGCGTTCTCCGACCATCCAGCCGCCCAGGTCGATGAGCGCCGGGCGATTCCCGGTCGCGATGAGCTCGGCGACCGCGGCGCCAGCGTGCGGGTTCAAGGGCACGTCGCCGTGCTCGCCGCCGAAGATAACGATGGGGTAGCCCGCGCGCTTGCCGTCGGCGGAGGACTTCAGCCCCCACCAGTCCCCCTTCGGATCAATGATGCACACGGGGCGCTCATGGTCGAGGAGGTGCTCGACAATGACGCGCATCTTCGAGCTTTTGCCCGAGCGGGTTTTGCCCAACGCGATGATGTGTTGGGCGAGCGCCTGGGGCGGGATCGGCAGTTTGGACATGGTTAGTGCTTCGGCTTCGACGTTTCGATTGCCAGGGTGATCACGAGGCGGTCGCACTCGGGCACGTAGCACCGAAGCTCAAGCACGCCCGGCGCAGTCACCACGGCGCGCAGCGGCGCGGACGGGTGGCAGCGCTGGTGCAGCGACGTCGGGAAGCCGCCGCAGAACTGGCAGCCGTCACCCGGCCCGTGTCGGTGCGTGCTACTCATCGTGCGTGTCTCCGCAGCTCGTCGATCTCAACCGCGAGCATGTAATAGGATCTCCCCGCAGTCGCGGCATATCACCGGATCACCGACCGTCGTGCCGCTGATCCGGTTGCGGTGCTCGCATGTGATGGTGCCCGCAATGTTGAGAATCTGACGCGCGAGCGTCACGACATGACACGCATCGCAGTCGATGGCGTAGTAGTGATCGCCGTACTTTTCGCTGTGGTGCCCGCGCGTGAGCCGGCGTGCAATCGCGCAGATGCGCGCGAGCTGCTCGACGCGGTGCTGTTCCGGTGTCATGTGCCTGAGTCCGTCTCGTCCGGTGGCAAAGGCGGTTCGGGCGCTTGAATCGCCATTTCGGCCTCCAGCGCGTTGCTTACCTCGGCCAGCTTGCGCGTCAACCGTTCAATCTCACTTCAGCTAATGGTAGCCGTTGATGTGCTTGCGAGCTTCTTCCAACGTACTCAGCGCGCCGATCACCATTAGGCCGGCGGTCATCTGATCCAAGGCCGGCGAGGCTGTCTCGGGGTGCTTTCCCATATCTCTCATCATCGAAATAAGTCCCTCAGTGCTCTGG